CGACGCGCCGTCACAAAATGGCGTGCTGCGACTGCGGTCTGGTTCACAATATGACGTTTCGCATCGTCAGGATCGAACGTCTGAACGGGCGTCGATACGGGAAGTTGGCCATCCAGTTCAAGGCTTCGCGCAACGAACGTTACACTGCCGGGCGTCGTCGCGCTCGCAAAGTGAAGAATCGCCTCAAGGAAATCAAGTGAGCCGTCAGCCGATCGCCCTTGGCTCCAGCCAGAGCCGCTCCAAGCCGCTCAACGCTGCGAGGCTGATCAACTTCTACAGCGAGCCCGCGCCAAGGAACTCGCGCGCCCCGGCCTACGATGCGGGTGTGATGCAGGGTCCGGTGAATGGCCCCTTCTATGGAACGCCGGGGCAGAAAGCCTTTGTCGATAGCCTCGGGGCCTCGATCCGCTGCGGGCGGTTTGCGCTGAACTACCTCTATGTCCTGTCCGGTAGGAGCCTCTACCGCATCGCCCAGAACGGGACCGCCACGCTTTGCACCGGAGATACCATCGACGCGCAGGGCTACGCGATGATGACCGACAACGGCATCCAGTTGACCCTGCTCACCAACAGCATTTCGTTCGTGGTGGTGGGCACGCTCATCAGCAAGATCACCAGTGCGGCCTACCCTGCTCAGGGCGTGTCCAGCATCGACACGATTGACGGATACACGGTATTCGCAACCAACGACCCCGGCAGTCCGGTATTTGCCAGCCCGACGACCATCACCAACGTTACGAACGCCGATCCTGCGGTAGTGACCGACGTGGCGCACGGCTACAGCGACGGCGATCAGGTGCTGATTACCGGCGTCGGAGGGATGACGCAGATCAACGGGCGGGAGTTCACCATCCTGCTCGTGGACGCTGACAACTACCAGCTGGTTGGCATCGATAGCACGTCCTACTCCGGTTACACCTTCGGCGGCATTGCCCAGAAGATCACGGCGCAGGCGGGCGGGCAGTGGTTCATCTCTGCCTTGTACGACAGCGCGTCAATCGATCCCCTCCAGTTCGCGGCGGCCGAGAGCAATCCCGATGCTTTGGTTCGGGTCATCGTCAACAACCGGGACGTGCTGCTGTTCGGCAAGAAGACCATCGAACCCTGGCAGGATGTCGGCTCATTCCCGTTTCCATTTCAAAGGGTAACGGGTGCCCTGATTCAAAAGGGCTGTCTCGCCCCGCTCAGTCCCGCACTCCTCAACACGTCCGTCTTCTGGCTGGGGGACGATCACATCGTCTACAAGATGGACGGTTATACCCCGGTGAGGGTTTCTGACTTCTCGCAGGAAGAGATCATTCGTTCTGCCCCGGTGGCCTCTGATGCCATCGGCATGACCTACAGCCAGAACGGGCACAACTTCTACGTCCTGACGCTTCCGACTGCTGGTTACACGCTTTGCTTCGATGACACGACAAAGCGATGGCACGAGAGGCGGTCGGGCACCTCGCTCGACCCGGTGGTGTGGAACGTGACCTGCATCATGACCGGATGGGATGACGTTTACGTCGGCACCAGCGGCGGGGCGGTGGCGCAGCTGGATCTCGATACTGCAACCGAGCTTGGCGAGCCAATTCGTTCAGCAGCGGTGACTCCTCCTTTTTACAATGGCCTGCGCGCCACCTCAAACACTGTTGAACTGGAAATGGAACTCGGCGTCGGCCTTCCCTCGGGTCAGGGTTCGGACCCTCAGGTGATGGTGCGCTGGAGCAATGACGGGACTGGTTCGTGGTCTAACATACGCATCGCTGATATTGGCAGGACGGGGAACCGGATCGACCGCGCCATTGTCCGCAGGATGGGGCAATACCGTCAGCGATCGTTTGAGTTCAGCATTTCCGATCCGGTGCGGCGATGCTTTTACGGCATCCGCATCGAGGGCACGCAGGCGACCTCGTGACCGTCCCGCAACCTCCCAATGCCAACATCCAACTGACCGACCAGCAGGGCCGGGCGACTCCGTTGTTCCTGAAACTGCTGGGAGAATTGTGCAAGGTTTCGGCGGACGGCGTAGAGGCGCGCGTCAGTGCCTTGGAAGCCTCGATGGTTACGGTGCTGACCGACATCGGCACGATCAACACGCAGATTGGTTCACTGAATACCACGGTAGCCGGCCACACCACGCAACTGGGCAACCTGCCGACCTCGCGCTTCTCGGGATCTGTCGCCTACAATCCACCGAATATCCTGGCCTTGGGAACGACGACGCAGACGGTGGCGGTGACAGGAGCTGCCCTTGGGATGTCTGCCGAAGCCTCGTTCTCTTTGGATGCGACGGGCCTTGTGATTACCGCTTACGTGGACAGTGTCAATTCGGTCACGGCGGTGCTCTTTAACCCGACTGCACTGGCAATCAATATCGGTGCCGGCACGCTGAAGTGCTTTGCGTGGAATCCTTAGATATGAGCCCATCTCTTCCTTCGAAAGATGTTGCTAACAGTGGACTGACTTATACCGAATTGATGGCTGATCGATTCGTGAGTGCGCCCTTCCTTGAGAAGGGCTCTGATCTCAATGACTTGGTTTTCAACAAGTTTGGACGTTCCAGATCGGCTTCCATAGGGAGGGATCCGCCGGCTGTTTTTGACGGCCTTCCCAAGAGCTTCTCCTCGCGCAGTTCGTCCCTTTGCATCACGGTCGGCATTATTGTCCGTTTTGGTCCCAAGAAAAAGATGGTCTGGATTGATGCAGGCCCTGTTGTCGCATCGGTGAAGAACGCACAAGTTGTCGGGGATCGGGCCGTGGCTATCCACCCAGGCAGCGCGGTGGGCTTGCCATCTTCCGCGTTTGATTTTTATTCGGCCATAGCCGTCATAAACAGGCCCCGTCCATACGACGCATCCTGTTTCAGAATCCAACCTAGAACGTCTAGCCAATCGTTCTTGGACCGGGAGATTGCACCACGCCAGAGGGTCAGTAACTTTGCGCATCCCGCAATTATGCCACCTTCACTATAGGCGCGGAAGCGTGATCATCCGCCCCGCCATACCGTCCGATGCGCTCAGACTTCTGGAACTGGGGCAGGCGCAGTTCAAGGAATCGGGCTGGTGCAATCGGGATGCTTTTGTCTTCGATGGGCCGTCCTTCCTCCAGTACCTCGAGGAACTGGATCGGCGGGGGCTGATCTTCGTGGCCGAGAAGGATGGCCGCGTCGGAGGCATGGTGGGGGCCGACATAACCACCCTGAATTGCAACCGGAACATCCTGCTTTTCCAGGGGATTTTCTGGTATTGTGAGCCCGAGTTTCGCAGGGAAGCGGGCCTTCCCTTGCTGGCCATGCTTGAAAAAGCGGCCAAATCTCGCGGCATTCGCTACGGCGTCGTAGGCGTCGATGATGGCGAACGCAGCGCAGCACTCAGCAAATTGTACCAGCGTGCGGGCTATCGGCCTGCCGAGCATGTCCACATCAAGAGGCTATAGCTATGGCATGGGCACCCCTCGCGGCCGCTGGAATCGGAGCCCTCGGGTCTGTGGCCGGTGGATTGATTTCCCGCTCGGGGAATCAGGGCGCGGCGGGGAGCCTGACGGGAGCGCAAGCAGGTAACAACGCCTTCAATCAGTCGGTCGCACAATCAGGGATAGACCGGGCTACGGTATCCCCGTGGTGGCAGACCGGGGTAGGGGCCACCAACCAGATCGCCGGCTTGCTGGGTCTTGGCAACCTCCAGATGACAGGCGATCCCTACGGTTCGGTGAGCCTCAACGGTGCCAACTGGCAGCAGGCCCAGAAGGATGCGATGGCGCGGTTCCAGACCGATCCGGGCTACCAATTCCGCCTCAGTCAGGGGGTGAACGCCCTCAACAACTCGGCGGCGGCGCGGGGCACCCAGCTTTCGGGAGCGCAGAGGAAGGCCCTGAGCGACTACGGACAGAACCAAGGTTCGCAGGAATACGGCAATTATTTCAACAGGTTGGCAGCAGCTTCCGGGCAGGGCCTGACGGCGGGCAACTACGCCAACACGGCGAGCAATCAGGCCATGATCCCCGGCATCGAGGCGAGCTTCAGGGGCAATTCCGGGCAGGGCAGCGAGGCGGCGGGGTACGGCGTGGCGGGACAAAACGCCTTTGCCTCGGGTCTGATTGGCGGCGGCAACAGCATCGCAAGCGGTCTGATGGCCTACCCGTGGGGAAGCAGCGGCGGTCCCAGGATGTACGGCAGCCTCACTGAAGGCCAGATGAACAACATCATCGCGGGTGGCGGGTTCTCCTGATGGCAGAGAACATCAACGCTTTGCTGGCGAGGGGTGTCGGCCCTGCGATGGTGGAAGGGGCGCAGGCGGGCTATTACTCGTCCAGAACGCGCCACGAGGATGAACAGGAACGCCGCAGGCTGGCGGTACAACCGGACATTCCCTTGGCCCTCAAGGGCGACATGGACGCCTACGGGCGGGTGGCGGGAGCGGATCCCAAGGCGGGGTTGCTGGTCGCGACCGAGATGCAGCGGATCGAGGATGCCAAGCGCAAGAGGCACGCCGATGCCGTGGCGTGGTCCGCGGACGCCGCTGACGCCATCCTGAAAGCAGCCCCTGCCGAGCGTCCGGCCCTGTGGAAAACGCTTTACCAACAGGGTGTGAGTCTGGGCCACGACATGAGCCAAACGCCACCGGACTGGAGCCCCGGCCTGGAGCCGCATATGCGGACCATCCGCGAACAGGCGGTGCCTTATTTGGAACGCTGGAAGGCCCAGAAGCAGCTGGAGTTGAAGAAGACCCCGCCGGGCAAGAACGCGCCCGCGGGTGCAGGAGCCTTCGACAAGCCCTCGTGGGGTGGCCCTGCCCCGAATATCCCGGTTGAGCCCGCGGCTGCCCCGGACCAATCGTCGGCACTCCCCGACAACGGCCCTGTGGTGGCCTCTGCCGAGCCTCCGGCCGTGGCCACGGGGCAGGCAACCGCCCAACCGGATACGCAGGCCGCTCCCGTGCAGACCGCACAGGCAGCCCCCACAGCCCCTCCCGGCTGGCAGGCGATGGGCCACCGTGATCCGCAAGGCAATCTTGTCCCCGCCCTGATGGATGGCAAGCCGGTCTATCGGAACGTGCAGACAGGGGAATTGACCTCCCAGCCTCCTGTCCAGCAAGCGGCGGCACCCAGTGAGGGCGTCCCCGAATTGTCCTCAGGTGGCACTGGCCCGCAGGGTCCGGGTGGTGCGTTGCCGCCGGGTGTCCAGATGGCACAGGCCGGTCCACCCAATCGTGCCGCGCCGGTTCCGGCGGCTCCGGGAGCGGTCGTCCACGAGATTCCGCCGGGTTACGAACCTGTCCGGCAGCAGGGCATCCCGTTCGTGACCAAGCAGGGTTATATTCCGCTGATCAGCCAGAACGGGCCACCGATCCTTCTCAAGCCGGCGGACCAGAAGCCAGTTGCCCCGAACGAACGGCCCTTGCCTCCGGTTGGATATACCTGGGGGCCGGGTGGTGGCCTGAATCCCATCCCCGGCGGCCCTGCTGATCCCGCCGTGATCGAGCGCACCGCAAACGCCCGCAAGACGGCGGCAGAGAAGGCCATTCCTCAAACCATCACCAAGGGGATGCAAGAGAACCTTGACGCCCTGAAACAGCTGGACCGGGTCGAGACCGCCCTGAAGGCTGTCCCGGAGAGCGTCGGCGGTCCCGGTTCCATGCTGGCTGCCACTGTTCCGGGTGCGGGCTTGATCCAGAACCGCATCGACAAGGAAGGCACGCAACTTCGCGCCTTGGTCGCCGACATCGGTTCGATGAAGATCCATGACCGTAGCGGTGCGGCGGTGACGGTCTCCGAGTTTCCCCGGCTCCGTCCTTTCATTCCCTCGATCGCCGACGATGCAGCGACGATTCGCAGCAAGCTCGCCAACTTCCGGGCGGTCTATGTCGAAAGTCTGGCGGATGCGACGAATTACTTTGGTCCGGACAACGGCTACAAGGCGTACACGCCCGCGATAGATTATCTGGAGGGCAAGACCAAGGGCACGCTGGGAACGCCTCCCACCCCTGAGAAGCCCACGCGGCCCCCGTTGGATACGTTCCAGCGATGAGTGACTTCGACATCGACGGCGCACGGAAGGCCGGTTACTCCGACACCGAGATTGCCGACTATCTTGGCAAGCAGCGTAACTTTGACGTGGGAGGGGCGAGGAAGTCGGGCTACTCGGACACAGAGATCCTGTCCCATCTGACAGCCAAAGCCGCGCCCGCGAGTGTACCACCATCGACGGGAACACCTCGTCAAGCGGCCATGGCGAGCAATCCTCCACCGGAACCGGGCCTCATCAACAAGGCACTGGTCGCGGGATATCAGGTCCCGAAGTTCTATCTGGATGCCCTGAAGAACGCCCCCGCCGACGCACTGGAAGTGGGCAAGGGCATCTACAACGCCTTCGCCCATCCGGTGGATACCGCGCAAGCTCTCGGCAAGGTCACGGCGGGACTGGAAGCACCTCAGCAGATGGTGAAGGTGACACTTCCCAATGGGCAGACGGTCTACCAGCCCCAGCCGGTTCAGGAAACCGACGAACAGAAAGCCGCGCGCATCGCTCCAGCCAATGCCGTGGGTGCTCACTATGCCGAAGCCTATGGCAGCATCCCGAAGGCCATCAACACATTCCGCACGCATCCGGTCAGTGCGGCGATGGATTTGTCTACCGTGGCCATGCCTGCTGGCGGCGCGCTCGCTCGCGCTCCTGGAATAGCGGGCAAGGTAGGCGAGATCGTTTCCGACGTTGGGCGCGCGGTTGATCCCCTGTCTTCCGTAGGCCAAGCCGTCAAGGGCGTTGGCAAGGTGGTCGAGCCGATCATTTCCCACGAGGCGGGTTTCGCTTCGGGGGCGGGGGCTGAGTCGGTCCGTCAGGCGGCCAAGACCGGACGGGAAGGTGGCGCAGTCGGAGAAACCTTCCGCGAGAACCTGCGCGGGGAAGTGCCCGTCACCGATGTCGTGGACAAGGCCAAGGCGGCGGTCGCCCAGATGCGCGAGGAACGCTCGGCGACCTACAAGTCCGGCATGGGTGATGTGGCCAAGGACACTCAACCCTTGGACTTCACACCTATTCAGGAAGCGGCCGACAACGCCGTCAACGTCGGCAAGTTCAGGGGTCAGTCCGGAACCGCTGCCGCCGTGACCGTCGAGCCCAAGGCTGCGGCCGTCACGGACGAGATCAGCGGCCTCGTCAAGGCGTGGAGAGCTCTCCCGCCAGAGGAATATCATACCCCGGTGGGCATCGATGCTCTTAAGCGCACTATTGGCAATATTCGCGATTCGACCCTTCCCAACACGCCCGAGCGCGTGGCGGCAAACCGGGTTTACAGCGCCATCCGGGACGAGCTGACCAAGGCGGCTCCGGAATACTCAAAGACGATGGAAGCCTATGCCAAGGCATCGGAGAAGCTGAACGAGACGACCAAGACGCTTTCCCTGGGCGAGAAGGTCTCGGGCGATACCGCAGCCCGCAAGCTCCTGAGTGCCACGCGGACCAACGTGCAGACCAACTTCGGCGGACGGCAGAAGCTCATCAACGCCCTGTCGGAATACGATCCTACCTTGCCCGCAGCGATTGCCGGGCAGGTCATGCACTCTCCGTTACCCCAAGGGATCGTGAGCCGGGGCGGTGTCATGGCGCTGGGGTTGGGAGCCCTCAGTAATCCCGCGACGTTGCCGCTGGCGCTCACTATGTCGCCGCGGCTGGTGGGGGAGGTGGCTCATGCCGGCGGGCGGGCGGTAGGAGGCTTGCAGCGGGGGGCGAACGCCTTGCACATCACCCCGGACACTTGGCGGGCCCTTGAGCAACTGGGCTACCAGACCGGCAACATCAACGCGCTGACGAGATAGACATGGCCAGCCTCTACGTCCCCTCCCGCATCGGCAGCCCGACCGGCAACGGTTATAAGCTCTATTTCTACGAGACCGGCACGACCACGCCGCTCGACACCTATTCGCAATCCGACCTTGCGGCAGGACATGAGAACCTTAACCCCGTCGTTGCGGATGCCAATGGCCTGTTCGGCCCGATCTACCTGAAGCCTACCCCGGATTACAAGGCCGTGCTGACCAATTCCGCAGGCACTACGATCTGGACGGCCGATCCCCTCCTAACCGCGGCCGTCTCGGTCATCACCACTGAGGGTGATCTGATCGTCGGCAATTCGTCCAACGTCGCGGCTCGTCTGCCAATCGGGGCAGGCGGAAAGTACCTGAGATCGGATGGCACGACGGCCGCGTGGAGCGACCTCGATCTTGCCGATGCCACGGGTGATATTCCCGTCACTTCCCTGCCGGCGGGTTCCATCGTTCAGGAAGTCTTCGCATCGACCAATGCCTACTCGACCGCTGCCACGGTGATGCCGATTGACGACACGATCCCGACGAACGCCGAGGGCAACCAGATCCTGACGGCCACCATCAATCCGACAAACACCACCAACAAGGTTCGCATCACCGCATTGGCGCAGGTGGCAAGCGGCACGACGGTCGCCCTGGCTCTGTTCCAAAATGCCACGGCGGCAGCAATTGCCACCGCAGCCGAGTTCAATGGCGGCACGGGTGTCTATCAGATCGACCTGATCTTCGAGCATGTGCCGGGCTCGGTGTCGGCACAGACCTACAATCTCCGGGTGGGAACCGATCCCGGCCCGGTGTTCGTCAATGGCGATTCGAGCAGCCGGTTGTACGGGGGAACAATGATCTCGTTCATGCGGCTTGAAGAAATCGTCGTCTAGGAGAAAGAAATGCCCACAAGAGTAGAAGCCTCCGAAGGCTCAGTTACCGCAAAAGGTCATCAGCAAGTGACCAGCCTTTCCACCGTCAAGACGCTCACGGTTCCCGATGGGGTATCGTTTTGCATGCTGCAACCCCTCAATCAGGGGGTATGGCTGACGGCGGACAATTCGACGCCCTCATCGACCAACGGCTTTCCCGTGGCTGCCGGTCAAACACTGAAATACACCGCAGACCCCAAGCTCCTGAAGATCATAGAGCAGGCTGCAAGTGCTACGGTGAACGTCTGGTACTTCAGCGTGTGGCCGATCGGAGCGGTGTGATGGAACTCTACGCTCCCCCTCCCGGCTTCGTGCCCACCTATACGTGGGCCAACAAACCAGCGACATATCCAACCGGCCAGCCGGTGTTCATCAGCAACGTCGGCAAGGGGGCCTTGTGCTACTACGACGGGACGCGCTGGCGTCGTGTCAACGGCATTGCCAACCTCAAGACGCTCGATGCTTCGACGGGAAACATCGACAACAACGAAACCCTGGCTGTTCAATACCTGATGCCGGCCGCCTTTCTTTCGGTAGGCGACCGGATTCGCATCCGAGGCACCTTCACGAAAAGCGGAACCACAGATACCGGCACGTTTAACATCAGGATCGGTACAGCGGGCACGACCAGTGACGACCTGATAAATCCCTCCGCCGCCACGATCCTCAACGCGGCCGGGCTGAATTACGGCTTCGATGTCGATGTGCGCTTCGAGAGCGCCACGCTGGCCCGCACGATGGGCGTCAACAACGCCCAGAACGCCATTGGCTATGCGGCTGTTGTCAACAACGCCCAGGCCGCCGGTGTGGTGATCTCGAACATTTCCAATGCGCTTTATGTCAGTCTGTTCATCAAGTCATCGTCCACCAACAACACAGTGGCGTTGTCCGATGCGCAGATAGACGTGGTCGATTCGGCGGCCTGAGCGATGCCCCTTATCACTTTTGCCGACCAATCCGGTGAGGTTCCCGCGTCGGAACTGGACGACAATTTTGCGTTCCTGCTGAACGAGATCGAGACGGGTCCCCGTACCCGCCTGACCGGGGCCACGATCTACTACGTCCGTACTGACGGGAACGACAGCAACGATGGTTTGACGAACACCGCAGCAGGCGCTTTTGCGACGCCACAAGGTTGGGTTGATCGCCTGAAGCAGGAAATCGACATCGGCGGACAGGACATCACCGTCAATATCGCGGATGGCACCTATCCCAACTTCTTTATCCATGGTGGTTTTGTCGGAGCCAACCAGTCCATCCGGGTCAAGATCGTCGGCAACATCGTCAACCCGGAAAATGTGGTGATCCAGGGCACCAGCGCCGACGCCTGCCGTCTGCTCAATGTAGCGTGCTGGATCTCGGGAATGACATTCACGACGACCGGATCAGGGTATGGATTGTATGTCGGTGATCATACCGACCTTGTGTTCAGCGACATCCGATTCGGCAACGTCGTCAATGACATGCTCTTTTGTTTCAACGGAGCGATTGCAGCCGCTTCGGGTGATGTCACGGTCGTGGGAGACGCCGATTCGTTCGTACACGTCACAGCGCGGGCGCGTCTGGGTTTCGACGGCCACACGATCACCTTCGTCGGCACTCCCGCTTTCAACACCTACGTCGCCGGCCTCAACGATGCCACGCTCTCCCTGTCAGGCACGACTCTGGTAGGAGACAAGACGGGCCGTTGCCTCGTCCACAACAATGGTTTCGTCAATCTCCAGAACGCGACCGGCAAGCTGCTCGGCACCAACAATGCCTGGGAGATCGATGGTGGAGGGAACGTCGTCTATAGCCCGGTACAGGATACGATCTATGTCCGCACGGGAGGCAGCAGCCACAACGACGGCTATCTGAACACCGATGCTCGCGCATTCGCCTCGATCTCCGATGCCATGAACTGGCTCAGGGATCGACCGTACAACGCGCTCAATTCCACAACCCCGGTCATTCAGGTGCAGGATGGAACGTGGACTTCTCCGGTTACTCTGAGCGAGATTCCGTTCGTCGATCAGGTGACGCTGCGAGGAAATACCGGCACGCCTGCAAACTGCCTGCTCGACATCACCGGCAATCCCGTCATCACGGCGGGCTCGGGAACCAAGTGGATCGTGGAGGGCTTCAAGGCGCAGACGAGTTCCGGGAGCATCGTCAGCGCAGTCGATTGCGCGGCGTTACAGATCAAGAGTTTCGACTTCGGCAGTTGCACGGGCTCTCATCTCGACGTGGGGCGTAATGCCTTCGTGCAAGTTACTACCAGCTACACGATCTCCGGGGGAGCGGCCCAGCACGTAAACTTCGAGCAGGGCCGCGTGTACATTGCAGGTGCCATCACGGCCACGATCAGCGGCTCTCCAACCATTACCACGATGGTCAGGGGACAGGTGGGTGGTGATGCTCGTGTCTCTCCGACATGGAGCGGCAGCCCGGCCGTGGGCACGAAGAAATACGATGTCACCGGAAATTCGGTGCTCAATACCGCAGGCGTGACGCTGCCCGGCAGCGTGGCCGGCACGACGGGGACGGGCGGTCAGGTGTTGTGATGAGCGATGACGAAACTATCTACGTGCGCCCCGACGCCAAGCCCGGTGGAGACGGCACGGCTGAACGGCCCTTCGCCACCATTGCTGAAGCCTTTGAGTATTTGAAGGAGAGGGTTTCCAAGCCTGCCTGATGGACGACCCTCCTTCCCTTCTCGATCTGATTACCAGGCACAAGCAGGGCATCATGGGGGCCATGACGCTGTCGGCTGGCTTCTCCATGACCTACGCGATTGTTTCTGAATTCGGGGTGAAGAAAGCCTTGCAGGGCGTGTTCGTCGGCTGTGTCTTTTCAGGGGCAGGCTGGTTCTTTCTGGTTGAATATTTGCATTTGGCTGTACTCTTTGTTGTGCCTGTTGCGTTAGGTGGAGCGTACCTGCCGTTTCCGCTGATCCGCGCCTACATCCGCAGGCAGGACAAGCTGGCCGACAAGGCGCTCGACGTAGCAGAGAAGAAGATAGGTGAATGATGGAATGGCTCCAGCCCCGCTACAACCTTCAGGATGCTCTGTGGAGCCTCGCCACTCCCGCCTTATGGACGGGCCTCAGCATCGTCTCGGCCATCGGTGCCCTCGCGGTGTTCGTGTGGCTGATGCGGGACATCGGCAATCGCCGGCATCTTGGCATAAGGGGCGTGGATGCGGTGATGGTTGGACGAATCGGCTGGATGGGCGGGCTGATCCTGGGAGCGGGCGTGAGGGGCAATAGCGGGTTGCTGATCGCCTCCTTTGCGGTGTTCGTGGTGGCCGGTTCCTTCATGGGGCTTCTGACGGCAACGCGCTGGTGCGAACGGCAGGGCTCGTTTGGCTTCAAGGTCGGGCAGATCGCGGGCGAGGCCATAAATTACATGCGCCGCCCGGAGCATACGACCCTCCGACAGTAATCCACAGGTGCCTCCCTGCCCTGTGTATGGCAAGATAGGGCATGGACATCTCCTCTTTCTTTAAGTCTTCGGCCATCAATTGGGTGATCGGTTCTTTGTACCGATTTGTCCGAAATGATCAGAAAAATGACGACAAGGCACCTCCGATGGACTTGCCCGGGCATGTGGTGCTGGAGTTTACTGGTGGTAGCGTAGCGAATGCGGCGGTTCTCTCGATCGAGACTGAGAACGACAAGCCAAGTGATAGACCCATCGTCGCCGGTCCAGGACCGCTGGTCTTGGAATTTACCGGAGACTGGCCGAAAACAGACAACGCGGAGAACGCTTACATTTCCGTGGGCGACGGCGGCGGCTGCCTCCTCTCCATCAATGGCCGCTGCATCATTGCAGGTCGCAAGCTGACGGTCGAGTGATGGACATCTCCCCCCAAGGACTTGATCTGCTCATCCAGCGCGAGGGCAAGCGCAACGACGCTTATCAGGACAGCGTGGGCGTCTGGACCATCGGAGTCGGGCACACGGGGCCGGAAGTCCATGAGGGGTTGCATTGGACTGACGTGCAGATCGAAGAGGCGCTGACCAAGGATTTGCAGCGTTTCGAGGATAGCGTCAACAGTCACGTCAAGGTGCCTCTAGAGCAATACGCTTTCGATGCTCTCGTGAGCTTTTCGTTCAACGTAGGAACGGGAGCATTTGAGCAGTCAACCCTGCTAAGGCGGTTGAATCAGACTGACTATGCAGGTGCCGCGGATGCCTTCGACATGTGGCACATCCCGCCCGAGATCACGTCGCGCAGGAACGGCGAACGCGAGCAATTCAAAGGGACGGCTTTCGAGCCGCGCATTCCATGACCGACGAGCAATTCCAGAAGCTGATGGAGAAGCTGGAGGAAATCCGGCACGCGCAGGTGCCGATGTATGTCGGCTATCCAATCCAGCCCCAGCCGACCTACGACCCGACCCGCTGTAGTTTCTGTGGAGGCTATCACAGTTTGGGAGGGGTATGCCCGCATCTCTTTCCCACCCTCACTGACCATGCTCGCACATCTTGAGCCCCTTGCGGTGATCGCCGTGGCGCTGCTGGGCTCGTGGCTGGGCTCGCTTATACCTGGGGTGCTGCCATGACTGATGACATCGTGGACCAACTGAGACAATGGGCAGCGCTCAAAGTTATTCACGATGAAGACGGGATTCGGCAATCCCCCTTGAGTGCATTGCTGGAAGAAGCCGCTACGGAAATTGCCCTGCTGCGCCGGGAACGAAACAAGGCAATCTGTCTGGAATCTTTCTTTAATGCGATGGCTGCCAAGTGACCAAGGACGAGATCACCGCCATCATCGTGGTGGGGTTCTTCCTGATGTGCGTGGGCGTGGCATTCGCATCGAGGCGGTGAAGAAGTGGCTGAACACGCATCTGGTCGAGACCGCGTTCGCTATCGTGCTATCGCTCCTGCTTATCATTGGACTAGCGAGGCTGTAGTGCGTTCGGCTTTTTACGACTGCCCAGAATGCCCGCATTACAAGGGCGATGGCGTTTGTCCCTGCGTGCGCGTAGAGGATACGGACCCTTGGTATTCGCGTTGGTTCTGGAAGCGTCTAGCTTTCCTGAAGTGGCGCAGGGAAACGGCCAAAGGTTTCGGGCGTCCAATCCTGAAAGGATAACAGACCGATGACCAAAATCCTACTGTGCTTTGCTCTGGCCTTCTCGCTGGGTGCCTGCTCCACCCTCTCCACCGTCAATAAAGCCGCCAACACCCCTGTCACTGCCGAGCAGATTGCCTCGGCAAAGGACGTGGCCTATGGCCTGGAGGCGTCCTACGACGTGGCCCTGAGGCTGGCGATCCTCTATGGCAAGGAACCGACGTGCCGTGCCGGTGCCCCGCCCCCGCCGCTATGCAAGACGCTGGCCGCCCTCGAGACAATCGAGACAGGCCGGGCCAAGTTCCGCTCCGCGCTTAACCGCCTTAATCTCGTGATCCGGGACACCACGACCACGACCTCGATGCTCTCGGCGGCGATCGACATCGCCAAAGGGGCGTTCGCAGAGTACCAGCAATCCCTCCCGGCTATCCAGTAGGAGCCAGCCATGGACCCGCTTACCCTCATTGCCACTGGTCTCTCCCTTGCCAAGACATTGACCAGCCTCGCCGTGGATGCAGGCCCCCTGCTTGCCGGCATTCGGGCGTCCATCGACGGACTGCTCGGCAAGGGGCATATCACCGAGGCGCAGGCGGCCGACCTGCATGCCCAGACAGCCGCCTTGGAGAGCGAGTGGCAGGCAACTTTGGCAGCGGCACGGACGGAGCCTTAGAGCACACGGATCATTCGATCTTACTTCCCGAGGGTTCGATTCGGGTGTCGGCATTGCGCGAACGCGGATCGGCTTCGTTGGCAAGCACGTCTCGCCGGGCCTTAGCCAACTGTCTCAGCAGGGAGAGGCAGATGGCCCGTACCTGGGGGCTGGCGGTGCGGAGGATCTGCTCGATGGACTTCATGGCCTCGACCTCAGAACGAAATAGACATAGACCGTCATCGCCCCTGCAGCGAAACCCAAGCCGCAAGCGATGATGCAGGTCATCCGATCTTCCTTCCTGATGGCTCTACCTGGGTGTCTGCGTTGCGGGAGCGGGGGTCGGACTCGGCTACCAAGGGGTTCGCTTCGCCTCGCGGCTCACCGGCTGTGGCTTTCTGCAAGTCAGCCAACGCATCGCGTAGCTTGACGGCCAGAATGGGCGCGGCCATGTAGCAAATGGATCGGTAATCGTCGCGATTCTTGACCCACTCATCGGCCTTTTCCTTGATGTTCACCAGATCAAGGCCGCGTTCGTGGAGTTGCAAGACTAGCTCGCCCATCTCCATCGCCCGCTCAAAGGAAATGTCGCTACGTTCAGCCATGCAGCCCTCGCTTAACGTTGGGGTCATTGGGGTCGGCGTGATGCAAGAGACGAAAACCTGAGCAGCGGTCCCATGGCCGATTACCGGCCCGGCAAATCCGACAGCCTCGTGTGTCGTGCTGGTGCCTATAGTCGCCGCAAAAGCAAACATCAAAGGGGTTTTCTTCCTTCATGTACCCACACCATCGATGATGGTGAAATGACGCTGGCAACCACCTTCGCATGAGATGCTTGGCGAGATCGTCGGCTTGTCGGCGGGACCGCTCCAGTGCCACATGATGCCTTGGGCTGGCTGCTGCCAAACGGAGAAGCTGCATTGACCGCCATTGAAGGGGCATGTCACAAACAATCGGCCACGTGTTGGGTCGTCTGCCCGCACCTCCACGAATGCCGTGATCTTCCGTTCATCAGCCATGGGGTTCCTATCCACGAGTTCCAGCACGGCATCGGGAGAGGAGGGGGTGGGTGTCCGCTTTGCCTCGCGGTTCACCGCCTGTGGCATTCCGATCCTCTTCGATGGCATCTAAAACGTGCGCGAGCGGTTTCCAGCATTCGTGGGTTCCCTGCGCGCGAATTTCCTCGCAGAGATCAGAAGCGGCTTGATGCAAGGCGAGGGCTCGATCAAAATTACTCATGGCTGAGGCCCCGCTGTCTTCTTAGGACAATGACACTTTGGCCAGCGGCATTTGCCAGACTTGGCGGGAGCGGGAAGTAGCTGTTGGCAATCTACTTCGTCAAAGGAAGTCTGCTCAATGCGCCAGCCATAATTGGGGTCACCGCTCAATTCCCGGTGAGGGGGACGCCTCGCCCCGAACAATATCCATGTTTCAATCAGGCGAAGTGCTGCCAATAAGTCGGAAATGGTAACGTCGCGACCCGATAGGGAACTATCGCCGTGCGGCTTCATTGGGGGAGTGCTGGTCATGGCTTGCGCCATTCGCCAAGGTGCGCAAGCCTCCAGTTTTCCATGGCCTCTGCACATTCATAGGCTTCATCAATCATTGCGCGGTCACTTGCCGGCTTGGAACCCAATGTGATCAGTTCTTGCCTGCGACAAGCCCACAACCTCACGAGCTCCGGCGCATTGGGGTCGCGCGCCAGCAAAATGAACATCGGCTCGTCAGGCAGCGCGTTGGTGTAGCGGTCGAACTTGGCGGGATCGTTCTTCGTACCCATTGCAGAACCTCTTTGTGTGTCAGGTGCGAAAGGGCGCGGCACCTGCGCGCGAACTCAATTTCATCTCACTCATGGCTGGTTCCTTCGGGCTTGGCGATGAACCAACTGCACCAGTCGGTGTCTTCGGTGAAGGGCCAGCGGGCGCGACCGTCCCGCTCATCGGCCACCGGAGGCTGGGCGCGGCATAGGCCCGTCGTATCGGGCTGCGCATTGCTGTTCTGGGTGGAGTTGTCCCAATTCTTGCAATCTTCACACTTCATGGCTGGTTCCTTCTGCCTGTGCGCTCTTTGGATTCGCTTCGCCTCGCGTATCAGCCGCCCGTGCTTCTTCTGCATAGTCAGCCGAGATCTGCCTCTCGTCGCGAGGCGAAGCGAAGGAATCATTCTCCCGTCCCATTAGGTATCCTCCAGTGCTGCGCGGGCATACATGATGACGTGGCGTAGCTTTTCTTCGCCTGAGACGTAGGGAAAACCTTGCCCGCTTCCGATGCGCCGCAGCGCCTCCTCCATCCTCCTGCTGCGCGCCAGGGCGGAGAGGAGGGCGGGGAGGTGAGTGTGCACCGCCACCACGAAATCACGATTGGCTTCCCAATGCTCGCCGGGGCCTTCAAAACTGGTCACATATCGCGCCGGCCATTTGCTGGCATAATCTGGATGCGATGACTCGATCTGGTCCGTGACGTAGCCATGCATCGGCTTCACAACCCACGGCCCCGGCGTTGCCTTCTCCATCAGCCCGCTCAGTTCTTTTACGATCTCGTCTATCGAGGTCATACCCCCTCCTTCAAGACTTCGATACCAACGACTTCGCGGTGGGCGAGTGCTGGAATGTGAGCGCGCAGAAACATTTCCAGCTTCGGCGCTTCGATGTCGAATGTCTTCATCTCGCTCCATACCTGGCCACCCACGTTGGCGGCAGCCTCAGCCGATATAGATTGAACGATCACACGTAGGGTCATACCCCCTCCTCGGATTCAGTTGTGGCTACGCGTCAGCTCTGCGATGGCCTGGCGGCCTTCCTCGCTGAAGTTGGAAATGATGCGGGCTGGATCGCGGCGATATGCTTTCCAGAATGCTTCCTCTTTGCCTTTGTGCAGTTCACGATGATGCTGATTGCACAGGCTTATTGTGAGATAATCCGACACGCGCTTGCCCATGCTGCGCGGTGCCAAGGACCTCACATGATGAGCCTCATTTAGAAGGGCGGGCAATTTCCACCAGTTGTCGCCGGACAGGGCAATTACGCCGCAAATCGCACATGAACCCATCCGCACCCTCGCCAGATGCTTCTCATCCCGTGCAGGCCCCTTCCTGACTTTGGAGCGCGTACCCGCCGCCTTCCCCTTGTCCCGGGGCTTTGTTCGCTTACGCAGCATAGCGCGTCTCCCGTATGGGGATGCCCCACTTGGTCATCGTCGCCTCGATGTACTCGATCAGCTCGGACAGGTCCCTTTTGCTCATGGTGCGGGTTTGACGGCGGAGCAGGACAACGCCCCCTTCCACTCCCGGCACCGCCCGCCCCGCCGTCCGCCCCTCGTGCACATCCACCCCATGGACCATGAGGGCCTTCCAGTCCTCGATACCCATGCGCTCCCCCGCCCATTCGGGCTTGGCCTTCACAATGTCTGCAAGCAGGGCATGCAAACGGTTGTTCTGGTCAAGGTTTCGCGTCGGTGGCTTGACCACAACTTCATAGCCCTCAGGAGCTGCCCAGACGGCCGTTTGGGCGTTTCGCCGAGCCTCTGCGGTGGACAGCACGAATGGGCGGGAGGGACCAAAAGGCGTCGTCATACGTCGCCCTCGGACGGCCCCCTACTTTTGGCCTCTCCGGTGGGTGGGAAAGTGCCTTCCGGGCGGGGACGCCATATCGTGCGGCGAAGGCCATCCCGGTCGGTCTCGGAATAGGTCCATTTTGCCCATACGGAGACGGCCAGGGGCGCGAAGCTGTCATAAGCCGCCCCAGCGTGCCGTACGGTCAGGAGCGTATCTGGCGCGGTCCCGGTGCGGAGCAGGATGCGGGCGCTATCGACAACTGGCTGGTCGGACTGGCAGACAAAGGTGCCGTCTTCCAAACGCGCAATAAAGTTGCCTGGCTTTGGGGCGGGTTCGATGATGAGGCGGATCATCGGCTTGTCACCCTCTCCAGAGCCCCCAGGCGGACCTCGGTGAGGCCGTCCCAGAGGTCACGGTGCTGGAGCTGGAGCTTCTGGAGGGCCTTGGCGTTGCGGTCGTCCCATTCGAAGATGTCGGTGTCGAGTTGCACCATGCCGAGGAACGCAGCCTGCTCCTTGACCCAGCGTTCCGCCCCGCTCTGCACGTCCTTGTCCGCGGGGGGTAGGCTAGGCTTGGCAGGCTCAGGTGTACCATGCTGCTTCAGCAGGGCCTCCAGACGGGCGTATTCGTGCTTGGCAATGACTGAGGTCTTGCCGCGCTTCTCGATTTCCACCCAAGGGCTCGGCAAATGGTACAGATACCGGCCTATTCCCCAGCGAACCGCAGCCCGCTTGAAGGCATCGGACAGAGCCCCCTTCTCGGCCTCGATGTCCGACTGGCCAGCGCCATCGGATTTAGTCACCCAGCCGTCGCCAACCCAAACGTCGATCTCGCAGACGGTGATTGCACCAACATGGCTATAGCGGCACTGCCAGCCGCTAGGGCCGCAGACCGCATCCAGCCGGTCCATCACGTCCCTGGCATCGAGGTAGGCCAGCGCCATGCCCCGCTCACCGGAGACGGAGCCGACACGCCATGAAACTGCGCTCGGCGGGAACGGCGCGGCAAGAGCCTTGAAGTCTATAGTCATGCTGATCTCCGGCCGCGGCGACCCTTAGCAATCATGTCGTGGATGTTGTCCGCCTGAGTTCCAAGCCACAGGTGGTCAGGGTTAATGCAAGATCGAACATCGCATTTATGCAGGACCTGAAGCCCTTCCGGGATCGGGCCATGCTTTGCGATCCATGCGAGTCGGTGCGCTTGATAGGCTCGCTTCTTATATCGAATCTGGCCGTATCCAGTGGCATTCAAGAACGCAAGCCAGAGACGGCAGCCTGAGTTCGGCTCAGGTATTGAGCGATGTTCAAGTATCGCGTCCAACGGCCACCCGTCAGTATTCCCAACCCCCTTCATCGAAAGGGAGTAAGCGCGACTTTTCCTCATGGCCTGATCCCCATTTCCTCGTCTAGTTCGTTGGTGAGCGACATCGCGAGATTTGGGCGCACGGCGTATTCAGTTCCTGCTGGCCCATCAACGATGTCGTGGTGCTCGACCAGAAAGGCGCGGATGGCCTCCAGCAATTCGGTGCTGATGGGGTAGTAGGGCTTGTCGGTCATAGATGCTCCACCTTCTTGCCGAGATGAAGTTTTCCGGCTGTATCGCGAGAGATCAGGTCGCCTCGCTCCAGCTTCCTGCCGAACAGGTAGTATTCGTTGTCATCAGGGTTGTAGAGCAACGAGACGCCGTTCTCTGCGCCGCAGAAGGTTTGCACGGCGTGTATGTTGTCCTCGCGCTCATAGACGATAGCGTCAATAATCTTGATG